TACGCTACCCGCGTTGCAACGTCTGCGACCGGCACCGGCACGTTCAAGTATCTTGGCTGCTTCTGCCGTTCCCACGCCGGTGCGCCTGCGTCCATTTCCTAAGGAGGTATAGATTATGGGCAAGAACACTTTTCGCCGCATGATGATGTTCCGTGACCACGACAAAGACCGTGAGCCGGAACGTGACCGCCTTGAGGAAGAGCGTGACCGCAGAGAGCGTGAGCTGGAACGCCGTCTGCGTAAGCTGGAAAACAGCAATGACCGCTATCCTTACTATCCGCAGGAGGAGAACCGCTACATCGACCCCTACCCTATCCCCCGCTACCCTGACGTAGAGTATGGGCGCAAAATGCCGCAGATTGGCTTCTCGCAGAACGGAGACTGGGACAAGCGGTCTGGGCAGTATGAGCATGGCGGTGCGGACAGCCGCTCTATCAAGATGCCACGCAAGCACCTCACCCACGATGAAGCGGAGGAATGGTGCGACAGCATGGTGAACGCTGACGGCACTAAAGGCTGTCACTGGACGCTGGAACAGACGCAGGACGTTGCCAAACAGCGCAATATCACCTGTGACCCGAATGATTTCTGGGCTGTCATGAACATGATGTACTCGGATTATTGTCAGGTCGCAAAACGCCAGTCCGTTGACACTCCGGGTTTCTACGCTGACATGGCAAAGGCGTTCCTTGATGACACGGACGCTGTGGATGGCAAGGCGTATGCCTACTGGGACTGCGTGACAGATAAATAAAGTAATCCCCTGCATAGTTTAATCGGCTGTGCAGGGGATTACTTTCTATTATAATGATTAGTTTTACTCAAGCCAATTGATGAAATATCCGTTGTACTTAAACTCTTTTGCCTCATTCGCGGCCTTAATCAGATTCTCCGCAAAAGCAATCGCCTCATCCGGCGACAATGTTCGTCCAGGAAAACATACTTTGCTACCGATTAAAGTGTCAATTCCATCTCCACTTCTGCAAATTTCAATGCCACTTCCGTAAGATTTCCTTCTCTGCTTCAAGTCTTCTATATTGTAATCAGAATATTTCACTTTGTCCATGTGAACCCTCATCCTTAAATCTCAGTTTCTATCGGCATTTGTCATTGTGGCTTTACACCAGCGACACTCTTTTTCTTCTTTTGCGGACGAAATATATCCGCATAGACTGCATTTTACTCCTACTTCCACACCATGAATGTTCTTTGCGACAATATATTCTGCCGTCTTTCCTTTATTTGCGTTCGGTTTGCACGTTTTCTTTTCCATAACAATTCTCCTAAATCTTAACTTTTATCGTCAATCCTCTAAGAAATCTTCCAATTCAATCTTCCCATCTGCCGCTGCAACTGCTAGAGCGTACACGAACTGCCCTATCGTCATTCCGTGCCGTCTGGCTTCACGGTTGATGTACTTGCGTTCTTCCTCGCTCATAAGGATGGTAATGCGCTTAGACCGCTTGCCGTCACCGCTTGCAACTCCCTGATGCGATTCCGGCATCGGGATTTTTTTCTTTGTCAAGCCAGCTTCAGCCAGTGCGCCGGGTACATCGCCCTGTTCAATCAAACGCTGCACCTCTTTTGCCTGTTTCAGCCTCTTCGGCTTACTTTCGCCTAACACGGCATCACTTGACTGTCTTTCGCTGTCTTTTGCTTGCTTCGGCTTAATACTGCTTAATTCTGTTTCACTCGGCTGTGCATGGCTGTCTGCGGCATCACTGGGCTTAATCGGTGCCTGTTCGGCATTATTCGGCTTTGTTTGGCTTACTTCTTCTTCCTTTGGCTCACTTCGGCTTAATGGCTGTTCCGAAAAAATAGGCTGGAAATCAAAGCCGCCAAGCAGACCTGAGGATTTTTTGCTGGTTGATTTCATTCATCTTCCTCCCAATCTTCATCAAGGTCAGGAACGGTCGGCAACGGCATCCAGTGAGTTATATTATGCGGCTTTCCGCTTTTGTCCCGCCATTCCTTAAAATCTTCTTCATAGCCTACAATTTCTACATCATATTCGTCTTTGCTAAACCCAATAACGTATGGGTTTAGTTCATCTGGCATTTCATCTTCTGATTTCGCCCATTGATTATTTGCAAGATCTTTCTGCCACTTTTTGCAATATTTTTCAGCTAGATACCACTGAGAATGAAACGCCATTTCTTTCTCTTTATCGGAAAGGTCATTAAATGAAAAACCAAAATTGATAATGTAGACTTGCTCCGTGTCATCAGAACAAGTTGCATTCAAAAGATGTGGGTACAAATCGCTCATTTTTCTTTCCCCTCTACAATCTTCTTTGCCAGCTCTTTGAAGTCCTCTGCGCTGGTACTCTTTGCCGTGTCCCCACTAAACAGACTGTGCCGCTCTGCCTGCGCCTTGCGAACGCCCATAGACGGTCTAATCTTCACATCCAGCAGCGTTGTACCCATGCTTTGTGCAATCACAGGAAGCTGCTCTACGACCTCTTTGGACAGGTTCTCCCGGCTCTTGTACTGGTTCAGAAGCAGACCTTCAATCTTCAAGGTCGGGTTGAAATATCTGCGAACGTCACCAATGGTCTGCGAAAGCTGGCTCAATCCGGCAAGTGCATAGCGGTCTGCTGTAATAGGAACGATGATGCTGTTGGCGGCGATCAGAGCATTTACAAGCGCAAGACCAAGCTGCGGGGGAGTGTCCAAAACAATGTAATCGTACTGTTCTGACACGGATTCCAACGCTTCACGCAGCCGGAAGTTCTTGCCCATATCCCGGACAAGCTGCTCGTCAATGTCCTTCAATGCGTTGTCTGACGGAAGAATGTCACCAGCTTCACAGTGCTGGATTCCTTCTTCTACCGTACCCTGCCGGGTCATTACATCGAACAGAGTGCATACGTCCTCTGTCTGTGCGCCGTAAGTGTCCGTTGCGTTGCACTGGGCATCGCAGTCCACCAGCAACACCTTCTTGCCAAGCAACTGCAATGCACCAGCCAGACAGGTGCTTGTGGTGGTCTTTCCTGTGCCGCCCTTCTGGTTGGCGACCGCTATGATTTTTGCCATTTTATCACTCTTTCTTTATTCTTTCGGTGGTTCTGGTAAAGGCATCCAATGTGTCACGTTGCAAGGAAGTTCGCTCCCCGTTTCCAACCAATACCCATCGGATGACATGAATCCAAACATCATATCTGACGCATCGTCAAAAACAAGAACAGGCTCGCCAATAGATGGAAGCTCGTCTTTCACATTAATCCATGCCAGATATGTGTCAGGCACATCAAAGCTGTCTGCATCGATAGAATCAAGACAAGTCCCGATACCACAAAGATACTCGCTATCATTCGGTCGGTGAAGTGCTTCCACTTCGTTGTAGTGGTTTTGCAGATAATCTCTTAGCTTGTCTGCATCAATCAGTCTCATACCTTCTCCTTTCTGCATCATCTGCTCAATGCGCTACGTCTTACTGCTCTTGTAACGCTTCAATGGAATAAAACGCTGGCATATACTTGTCTACGATACCCGCTTTGTCTACGCTTCTAATCAGATAGCCAACAGGTCTGTCGGGGAACGGCGTTCTGTTCAAAGATAGGATGTCCTTATACGCTGCCTTCACCGTATCGTAAACCGCTTCTCTGCGTCTCGGCAGCTTGATTTCAGGATGCTCTTTCTTCATCCACTTCTCAACCACTTTTGCCACGTCAATGCAGTCTTGCTTTTCCAACTCGTCACACACAGACCAGTCAAAATCCTCGTATCCGCTTCTGCGGGGCTTTCTGGCGGCTTTTTGAGGTTCAGCCGATACTTCGCTTGCCTGAGCTTCAATCAGCGTCTCAGACGCTTTAATTTTGGGCTTGAACTTGACTGCCACAGCCTTTCGTGCCACAAGAACCGGTTCATAGGTCACCACGATGTCAGACACGGCATTGATCTCATCCACTGCAACATCAAGCACTCGTTTGCGAAGGTTCTTATAAACATCGTAGCTTGCTTCCATCGCACCGAGCTGTTCTCTCAGTTTTTTCAGACTGATTTCATGCGGTTTGCTGTCCATGTTCAGCCAGTCCCGAAGAATCGAATAAAGCAGGATGCTGTACTGTGATTTCATCCGTGATGTGTAGCGTAGACGATACCGAACGTACCCGCTTTCTGCAATATCAAAAAAGATAGGGCGAAGGTCAGGGTTGCAAGTGATTGCCACAACATAAGACCTTGTTTCTGGTACATAGTCTAGTTTTGCCCTTGTGAAAAGGACGAAGCTTTCAAACGTCCCCTTCTCTTTGTCAATGGGAATCGACACCGTATTGCCCAGAAAGTGCTTGATCTGCGGCTCAATCCTTCGTGCATCAAGGCTTTTTAACCCCAGCAGGTCTCTGTACTCTGCCAAAGTAAACTCTACACGGCTGCTGTTTTGGTCTCTCGGATTTATTCTTGACAAGTAAACCTCTAGCAACCGAAGCTCACCTGCCGTGTAGTCCCTGAACTTTGCCCACACAAGAGATTTGCTTTTTTCGACAAGGTTGTTGTCGGATATTTTTTGCATCTGTTCGCCTCCTTTTCTAGCCTAAAAGCAGTATATCACAGATTGGGGGACAAGTCAATACATTCTGTCCCCCGTGGCTTGTCTTTTTGTCCCCCATAGGGTCGTCAAAACGTCCCCCATGACTTGTCAAAACGTCCCCCATGCTTTGTCATTTCGTCCCCCATCTACCTATTATATATTAAACAAGAAATAAACAAGAGGTTAAATATCATCGTTAAATAGGCGATGACGATAATTTTCAACAATTTCTTTATTTTTCCATTCCAGCTTGTGGATAACTCAATCTTCCACTTGCTGAATAATGACAAACTGGAAACAATTAGTCTTATCTAACGTGTACAAAAAATGGATGAAAAACTTTTGAGCCGGTGTTATGGGGGACGGATTGACGAGCCGACCAATCACAGGCAATAGATTTACGCTAATACGTTATTTATTCCGCACAAATGTTGCCGATTCATAGCCTATGGGGGACAGAATGACAAGGCAGATTTTGCCGATAGGTGTACAAAAAGTGGATGAACGTGGACAAAATGTTCTTCAAAAACTGCGATAATTCGACAATCAGCCAGTTATATTATTTGGATTCACAGTATAGGAATCATTAGACTTCATGGCTGCTTCTGTTCCAGCGTCCTGCGCCTGATAAAGAATCTCCATCTTCGGGGCGGTTCCGTTCGGGTCTGGGTCTGTTCCGGTAGCCTGCGCTATCTCATAGTTGCCCGATACCATCCGGCAAACAGAGACCCTGTCCTTCAATGGCGTGTGGAGGTTTGCCAGAACCTCCGTCAGCACACCTATATGGTCTGAACCGTGATCTCCGTACCGCATATACAACAAGGCATCTATCTCGTAGGAAGAACACTCCATCATGGCATCTATGAGAATCTTACGCTTTTCCATGTCGAAAAGGTCGTCCTCTAGATGCTCCAGCAATCCGGGATGAATGCAAGCGTCCATATATCGAGCCACTGATACGCCGCAGCAGGTGAACCAACGCATAGCCATTGGCAGGGAAATGGCTGCCAGACCTTGCTCCCAGTTGGCAATCGTACCACGATTCACGCCCATTCGTGCTGCTAATTTCTGCTGACTCAGACCGGAACGCATCCGTGCCATCTCTAATGCTTTAGCTGTTCTTACCAAATATTCATCCATAAATTCACGCCCTTTCAACAAAATTCTGCAAAACTGCTGGAATCGACAAGCCAAAAAATGGAAAAAGCTGCTATGGAGAACCAACAGCAGCCTGTGTTATAACTGTATTGTCAAAAAATTCCAAATAGAAAGGAAACACAAAATGAAAGAAACTGTAATCTGGAACCATGAACGTATGCCAATCATCGATGGAATGCCTGCCAGCGTTCCCGATGGGAAGCCGCACACACCTGAACCGTGGGAGGAAAGTTAATGAACCGAACCGTAGATGCTCTGATTATTCCATACGCTCGTAGACGAACGCTGGAGCTTGTCCTGAGCCTTTCTGGGTACGAAGCTGATAAAGATGCTTACCTCGAAGCAAAAGGCATCCTGGAACGCGCCGTAGCCGCCTTAGACGATGGGCGCGACCCGGCAGACAACATCGAACGCATTGACGGACAGCTCGTAGAGCTGTGATTGGAGGAAAGATGGATAGGCGTTGTCCCTTTTGACTTGAACGCTCGTGGCTTCCCCGATGAAAAGTAACGGATGTGAAGAAAACATTCGATTTTTGCAAAGTTGTTTAAATCGTATTGACTATACAACTGAAAGATGTATAATCGTATCAAATGAACATCTGCACTTACCGATCGGGAGGATATGCCACAATGAGTGAACAGGAAAGAGCCAAGATTGACCGATTTATTGCATGGCTGCTAGAACATCCTGAAAAGATTCCAGCAGCGGAGCAAGCCCTAGACCTAGAATAACAGAAAACCCCTTGCGCAGAGCTACACCAGCCCGGCACAAGGGGTTTTTATTTTACCGGGTCAGAACCACTTCTTTTTTCGGTTTCTGCGGTAACGATATTTTCTGCTGTTGCCATATAGCGCACGGTCATTGCCTTTTAACAAGACTTGCATGAACCAGAAGCAAAAGGCACAGCCGCACAACAAATAATACATGGGCTTACCTTACATCTTCTCAATCAGGTTCATCAGCGCTTCACGCTGCGCTGTCGGCATAGATTCAAGCTTTTTTCTAATTCGCTCCAATGCTGCATCGACTTCACTTTGCGGCTGCTGGGGCGGATTTTCTTTTTGTTCGCCATTGAGAAGGGAGTCTACCGATACATTGAAGTAGGCTGCAATTTTAGAAAGAACCTCTGCGGACAGGCTCTTTGTTCTCCCGGCCTTCAGCTCGGAAAGAAAACTACGGCGAATCCCGATGTTGGCACAAAGGGTTCCGTCTTTGATGCCCTCTTTTTCGCAGAGTGCATGGATGTTGCTGTACAAGTCCGACATAAGAACACTCCCATATTTGTGCAAGTATACAAATGCACAGAATTTTGTACAAAAGAGTTGACTTGTACAGAAGCCTGTACTATAATACAGACATGGGCAGTACAGAACACTGTACAATATAAACTCTCTACACCCTTATATTAGTACAGCTTTCCGTACTTGTCAATAGATTTTAGCAAATGGAGGTGGAATTTTGAAAGAAAACTTCCGTTCTGGCTTTGAGCTGGAAGTGAAGATGAAGCTGTTGCAGCGGGGTATGAAGCAAACGGAGCTGATTCAGGCGGTTCAAAGCGATACTGGATTGTTCCTTGATGATTCGTACCTCTACAAGATTCTTCGTGGCGAGCGAAAGCCGGAGAAGATTATCCAGAGCATCTGCAAGATTCTTGAGATTAAACAGAAGGAGGACTGAGCATGGAACAGATTTTGACATTGAAAGTAGACCTTGAGCACCCGGACGATGCAAAGTTTGCCATTGACGAAGCGGTCAAAGTCTACGAAGCAGACAAGCTCAAGTGGACAGAAGAGGAACTTGCCGAAGCAAAGCGTCTGGCAATGAAGATTATGGAACAGTTGTGCTTGGATGGGTATAGCATCGAATGGTGCAGAGTCACGGAAGCGTATGACTACAAGGCGCTTTCTGTTTTGCTTAGTAAACCGAATGATGAAAGCTTTAAGCGAAATGCAACGTGCTGCATCCCTTCTGGCTCTTTTGATACTTGGGTTGCCAAGTGCGTCTGCCTGTGTCGAACTACCGGCAGGGACGTGCCTGCGTTCATCATCAAAAAGGCTGGTGAGTGCTGGTGACGAATTTTCGCAGGGCGCAAAGCCGCAAGCGCAGACTGAAGCTTGCAATGGCTGCTGGCGTATCCAGAAACGATGCCAACAAGGTGCTGTGGATGGAGAAATCTATCAACCAGTGCTTTGAACGCCACAATCGGGAAGCCAGACTGAAAGAGGAGATGCAGCGTGGAAGAAAAGTACTGTGAGCGCTGCGGTCTGTATCTTGGAGTGGTTAGACCGACAAGACAGTACTGCTCCGAGTGCAAGCGCAAGGTAGACAAGGAACGCCATAGAGAGCATGAAAAGTCTGGCGCTATATTCAAGCCGAAAAATGCGTTCTGCGCATACTGCGGAAAACCGATGCTGAAAAGAGTGGCATCCCAGAAGTACCACAGTGGATGCGCAAAGAAAGCCTACAACGCAAAGGCGAACCTGAATGCTAAGTCTGCGTACAAGTTCAAACAACAAGAAAAGAAGAAGTCTGAAAAGACGTTTCCGTCTATCGGAGAAGTTCAAGCACTTGCTGACAAGCTTGGCAAACACTACGGAGAAGTATCACGGATGCTTGCAACGGGAGAATTGACCTATGAACGGTAAGTACTACGGCAAGCGAGAAATCAGATGGCACAGCCGGGAGAAAGACCGGCTGAAACACATCGAGAAAGAAAGAGTGAGCAAAAATAAAAAAAATCAAAGTAAGAATCACATTCATCGAAGCAGTTCTCGGCACATGGCCTAGCAATCAGAACATTGCACGCGAGTTCATCGCCAGCAAGTCCCCAGATGCAAACACTATCGAGGACGAAGTTGCAGCTTTGGGTGCTGACGCAGTAGCAGACAAGGGCATGACGGTTTTCCCCCGGAACGAGAACGGCGAGCCTATCTTGTATGACTACCAAATCAAGGGGTTCTTCAAGGATTCCTGTGGTATGCTGGGTCGTATCGGTGGCAAGACCGAAACTGGCAAGAAGAAGGCCGTGAACGAAAGCGGCAAGCTGACGGCCTACAAGAAGGTCATTGATGGGTTGATTTTCGTTCAGCCCCGCATGATTCCCATTCATGTGAACGGCGAGATTACCGAGTGCCAGCGTCCGCTGCGGGCACAGACGGCACAGGGCGAACGTGTAAGCCTTGCTAACAGCGAGCAGATTCCAGCTGGTTCGACCTGCGAGTTTGAAATCGTTCTTCTGGACGATTCTCACGAGAAGGTCGTGCGTGAGTGGCTGGACTACGGCGCTTTGCGTGGCATCGGCCAGTGGCGCAACAGTGGCAAGGGGCGATATACCTACGAAATCCTCAATTAACCGCTATGGCGGGGTTGGGCTGTGCTTTACTCGGCGTGGAACGGCAACGGCATAGTGACGATTGGCTCAGAAATGCTAAGGCAACGCTTGGAGACGAAGCGACTTGAGCGGCAACGGCGATGCGCTGATTTGATAAGATTTGCAAAGGAATGGCGAAGCAAGGCTCAGATGAGCAATGGAATTGCATGGAACCGATATGAGCGGCAAAGCAAAGGCTATGGATGCAAGGCGTAGTATTGACTAGCGAAGGCAATGAATCGTACTGAAAAGGTTCGAGTTGCGATGGCATAGATATGCAGTAAATAGTTCTGAGTAGCAACGGCATCGCATGGAAGAGCGAAGCAATGGAAAAGCATAGAATAGACGTGCAATGGCAAAAAATAAACGAAAGGGGATAGAAATGAAAGCACTTATAGAAATTATTCTGATGTGGAGCGTTGCTCTTGCAGTAGTGTTGGCGGCGTTCCTTTTGAACCTGTGGCTGGTGCATCTTGTTGAACTACTGGTCGGTGCAAAAGGCACATGGGGAATTATCGTGGCAGCCGCCGTAATGGCAACTGGATGGATTTTTAGTTTTGGTAGCAAAAAGGAGAACCAATGAAAACTTTGAAAGGAATGGCGCTTTCCATGCTTGGTCTAGTCGCGGCTATCGCAGCGGTTGGATGCGGTGATGCGATTCAAAAATGCCAGACCACAGCGCAGATGCTTGGCTGGGTGATCGTGTCCTGCGGGCTTCTCGCAACGGCTATCTTGCTGTGTGCGTTGGCAGTTAGCGAGGAGATGGACGAACGCAGCGAGCAAGAATGCCGGAAAATCAAGCGTGTTGCCCACCACACGAACGAGTGGAGGGATGCACGATGAAATGCCCGTTATGCGGTAGTGACAACATTACAACGGTTGACAGCCGATCTGACCACGATAGCATCGTTCGCAGAAAAAAGTGCCTTGTCTGTAACCATCGGTGGTCTACCATAGAAATCGACAAAGACCAGTGGTACAGCGCACTGCAAATCAAAGAGGAACGAAAGAGAGGGAGACCCAAAGATGATTAACCTTGACAGATTCGGTGGCGTGACAGAGCCGGAGGACGGCGTGTATTTCATGACCAACGAACAGATGGCAGAAGCGAAAGAAGCTGACCGGCTGGCAGCAATCGAAAACTTACAGTCCGAGATTGATGACAGGGAAGCAGAGCTGAAAGACCTCCGTGCGCAGTTGGAAGACCTGATGGCTGGTTGATTTTGTACAGCCAAGTTAAGCCGAAGTATGAATAATGAAGCCTAATGAAGCCGAAGAAAGGAAAGAAAATGAGTAAATACAAGAAAGAAATTAAGCACTGTGAAAAATGCAATAAGCCTTTTTCAGTGTTTCCGAACAGCACGAAAACTCTTTGCGCAAGCTGCGAAAGGAACAACTTGGAGGAAACGCTTCGCAAGAACGGTCACGCACCGCAGCATACGCTTGTTAGGAGCTTTCGTGACAGCCTTAATGAAGCGCTTGCTATCAAAGATGCCGCAATAAGGGCTTCCCGGGACAAGAACACAAGCATTGAGAAAACGTGTCGTGACTGCGGCAAAGCATTCAAGGTTTCTCGTGCAGAGCGCATTTTCTTTGAATCGCATAACATGGCACTGCCCAAGCGTTGCCCGGCTTGCCGTAAAGCGAGGAAAGAAGCGAGGAAGGAGAACAACTGATGGATAACAGCAAAATCCATGAAGCTCTGATGGCTGTTCAGTCAGAGTTGAAAGCCCCTAAAGGGCAGATGAACAAATTTGGCGGTTACAAGTACCGCTCTTGCGAGGACATTCTCGAAGCGGTAAAGCCTATTTTGAAGGCGCATGGTCTTGTGCTGCGGCTTTCCGATAAGCCGATTATCGTTGACAGTTGGCACTACATTGAAGCAACTGCAACCATCGAAGCGGATGACGGAGCAACATACACGGTAAACGCATATGCTCGTGAGCCTGAGTTCAAGAAGGGCATGGACGATTCACAGATTACCGGCACTGCAAGCAGCTACGCCAGAAAGTACGCTTTAAACGGTTTGTTCTGCATTGACGATACGAAGGACGCTGACACGGACGAGTACCAGAAGCAGACCACAAGCAGGTCAAACAAGCCTGTGCAGAAGCAAACGGAAGCGGAACCCATCCCCCCATGCGCTTGCTGCGGAAAGCAGTTGCAGCCTATTCAGTACAACAACCGCACCGTCACTCCGCTGGAAACTGCAAGAAGCACAAAGAAACGCTTTGGGCGTGTCCTGTGTTGGGACTGTGCCCAGAAACAGCCGAAGGAGGGCTAAACAATGCTTAACTCTATCGCAATTCAGGGTCGTCTGGTCCACACGCCCGAAGCTAAGGTCACGAAATCCGGCAAGGATGTTTGTACGTTCAGCATTGCTTGTGACCGTCAGAGTGGCGGTCAGAAGGAAACCGACTTCTTCAACTGCACCGCATTTGGAAATACGGCACTGTTCGTTTCCAAGTGGTTCCAGAAGGGCAGCCTGATTCTGGTGACTGGCAGCATCCAAACCCGAAAGTATATTGACAAGCAGGGAAATAACCGCACCGCAACGGAAATCATGGCAAACAAGGTTGACTTCTGCGGTGGCAAGTCTGACAGCAAGCCCACCGATCGGGCGCAGAACACGCAGCAAAACTATTCGCAGGGCGGGAACGATGACTTCTCCCTTATTGAAGAGCCGGATGGTTCGCTCCCTTTTGACTAACGGTTACGCTACCGGAACAAAAGGCGAGAAAGGAATCGATGGAAGAACTTTGGAAAGACATTCCGGGATATGAGGGGCTTTATCAAGCATCAAATCTCGGAAGAATCAGAAGTGCGCCGGGCAAAACAACATCTTCTGCAAGGTATAAAGTCAGAGTTTGGAAAGTAAGAATTATTAAGCCAAAAACAGAAAGAAGATGCCGAAATTCAAAAGGCAAAATGGATGAACGAGTTGAACTTTGGAAAAATGGGACACACAAAACCATGCTGGTTTCAAGGCTTGTCGCTATGGCTTGGGTTGACGGGTACGAACCAAATTTGACAGTAAATCACATTGATGGCAATCCATCAAACAACACACCAGAAAATTTGGAATGGGTAACCATTGCAGAAAACGTAAAGAAAGGCTTCCGAGAAGGGCTTTTTGAAAAGTGCTGTAAAGATGTCGCGCTTGTTTCTCCGACTGGCGAAGTTCACTATTTTGGAACATTAAGAGCCGCATCAAATTTTTTGGGAAAGAATCACAGCTATTTGAACAATCGCCAAAAGCGAAATTACAAGACTGGGATTGATTCAAATGGTACACATTGGCTTATTAGAGCCTGACCGCCTACCTTATATAAGAGCTGCGCTATCTGGCTGGACGGGCGTTTGGAAAGATGAAAGTGTTGATTGCCTGCGAGGAATCGCAAGAAGTGTGCAAAGCGTTTCGTGCAAAAGGTCACGAAGCTTACTCATGCGACATCCAGGAACCGTCCGGTGGGCATCCTGAGTGGCATATTCTTGGAGATGCGCTCAAGGCTCTGGAGGGGGGGGCAAGTCGTGACGATGGACGGCGTAACGCATGACGTTGGCAAGTGGGACTTGCTCATTGCACACCCGCCCTGTACACACTTGGCTGTTTCTGGCGCGCGGTGGTTCGCGGAGGGAAGAAAGCCTCTCAGCTTGCGCTTTGAAGCAGCTGCGTTTTTTATGAAGTTTGCGGAAACAGATATTCCGCGAATTGCCATTGAAAACCCGGTGTGTGTAATGTCTACGTTATACAGAAAGCCGGACCAGATTATCAATCCATGGCAATTTGGGCACCCGGAGCAAAAAAAGACCTGCTTGTGGTTAAAAAATCTTCCCAGGCTAACCGAAACCGACAATGTATATGAAGACATGATGTCTCTTCCAGTTAAAGAAAGAACCAGGATATGGCAGCTTGGAAGTGGCCATGCAAAAGAACGAAGTAAAACTTTTCCTGGCATTGCAAAAGCTATGGCAGATACTTGGGGGTGAATTGGAATGATTACTTGTTGTCTCAACTGCGAATCACGCTGCACAGCTTGCCACGACACTTGCGAGAAGTACAAGGCAGAGAAAAAAGACTTCGAGGAGTGCAAGGCGTTCGTGCATGAGCTGAACCACAGCCAGAGCGTGTACCACCGCAACTACGAGGACAAGCACCGAGAACGTGGAAAGAAGCGGTTTCTCGGAAGTGAATTTAGAGGTGAACGAGGATGAGAAGAAAGTATAAACCGGGCGGCTACATCATTTCACTTGATGACTTGATGAAGCAGGAGTTTGTTTACTGCGCCGGAAAACTTGTTCACAAAGGCTGGTTTGGTAGCTGGCAACTGCGATATGCAAATAGCGAACTTGCTCGGCTGCGTATCAGAGAAGCCAAAAAAATCGAGGACAACGAATGAACACCGGCAAGCAGTTTGAAGCAGACTTCAAAGCGTCCGTGCCAAAGGATGCGTGGTGCTACCGGCTGAAGGACAGTGCCGCAACCTACTACGGCGGCAACGAGAACCTGTCGTTTTCCATCGACAACATCTGCGACTTTCTTGTGTACCGTTACCCGATGAACCACCTGTTTGAGCTTAAAACCATTGAAACGCCCTCTATCCCTCTGGAAAAGGTGTTCGGCAAGTACGACAAGGCAAAGTGCAAATACCGCAAGGAAAAGCACATAACCGATATGGTGGATGCAATGGGGTACAGCGGCCAGACCGCCCATGTGATAGTCAATTACCGGGCGGTCAACCGCACCTTTGCAATCCCTGCCAGCAAGGTTCTGGCGTTCCGATACAATGAAAACCGCAAGAGCATCCCTTGGCAGTGGGCAGAGCAAGAGGGGATAGAGGTCAAAGCAAAAAGGCTGCGTGTCCATTGGCGGTATGACGTGGATGGACTGCTAAAGAGATTGGAGAAAGAACATGAAAAAATGGACTAAAGAACTTCTGGAAGGAAGCGGCTACAAAATCAAAAACGCGCAAATTGAAAGCGTTCGGCTTACTATGGCAGACCACGGAGTTTTAACTTCAGATTTGGTGCTTAATGGCCATGGATGGGGCGTTTGCTATGGTGGGTATGTTCTCGGCAAGTGGCATCTTGGAAGCAAATACTTTGAGGGATACGGCCCTGGCATGGAAGCAATTATGCGAATCATGGACACAATTGGTGTTGAGGAATACGGTCAAATGAAAGGCAAGTTTGTTCGTGTCGCTACAAAAGGTCTTGGAAGTTCTGTAAGAATCATCGGAAATATTTTGGATGATAAGTGGTTTGACTACGAATCTTTCTTTGCAGATAAAAAAGATGAAAAAAATGACAATGGTATGTGATAGGTGCGGAGAAACATTTAATATGGGCAATTGGTTCAACCTCAACATGATTGAAGCAAGGGTATACAACACTGGATGCCCACAAGATTATAGTTTCAATCTTTGCCCCTCTTGCATGGCTGCACTCAACAACTGGCTGAAAGGAGAACAGAAGTGAGCGAAAAAGTTTCAGACATTCTGACCAAGACGGAAATCTTGGCACAGTTGGCAGAAGAAGCATCTGAGTTGGCACAGGCTGCGTTGAAGCTGCGCCGTGCTTTGGATGGAACGAACCCGACACCGAAGAGCGTAAATGAGTGCGAGAACGCTCTGATTGAGGAGTATGCGGATGTGATTGTTTGTATCTCTGCACTGAACTGCTCACCTGAATGGTATGAGAATGCCATAGCAATGATTGGAGCAAAGCGCACTCGCTGGCTTTCTCGTCTTGAAGCAAAGGAGAATAAAAATGGCTGAATATCATGTTGGGTGTGGGATGTTTGGCATTTACGCAGGAACCGTAAAAGCAAATGGAAAAGAGTGGAAAGATAAAACTTGTGTTACGGATGAAGCAGTAGAAGCAGTTCGAGACTGGCTTGTTTCTAAGGCAGAAGAAGAAAAACAAGGCTTTTATGGTTACGCTTGGGATACCAAAGACGGAAAGACTGTGATCTTGAAAGTGACCATTAAAAACAAGGAGCAGTCAGATGAATAAATTCGGAAACTGCCCTCTGTGCGGTAAACAGATCAAGCCGACCAACCTCCGCAAAATCGCACGACAGAATCAGTTGTACGGCTTTCAGATGGCTCTGGATGGCGTTGTAACCACATGGGGCGCACTGATTCAGAACCTTCGATGCGATGCAGACCTGACCGATGAACAGGTGCAGAAAATCATCCGCATTGGTGACAGGTACTGGGAGATGGTTGGGCAGTTTAAGAACGAGGACATGACACCTGACGAGTTTGCAGATTACATCACCGCAAAGTCGGAGCAGGTCGAAAAAGAGCTGAGAGAAAGGTGGAGCTGATGGATAAGGAACAGCTTGCTATCGCACGGTTGCAGGACGCCGCAAGGCTGTCAGAGCATCGGTACAAGAAACCGTTGATGGTCACATACTCTGGCGGTAAGGATTCACAGGTGCTTGTAGCACTGGCTGAACGTGCTGGAATCAACTTCGAGGTTGTCAACAGCCACACTACAGCAGATGCGCCGGAGACGGTCTATTTCATTCGTGAGCAGTTCAAAGCGATGGAAGAACGTGGAATCAAATGCTCCATCGTCATGCCACGATACAAGGACAAGCCCGTGTCCATGTGGACGCTGATTCCGCAAAAGCTGATGCCGCCCACACGACTTGTGCGGTATTGCTGCGCTGTTCTGAAAGAGAACACTGGCAAAACCCGATTCATTGCCACTGGCGTTCGTTGGGATGAATCCACAAACAGAAAGAAAAACCGTGGAACGATGGAATTTAGCCATCGTGACAAGGAAAAACGAATCATCCTGATGGGAGACAATGATGAAAAGCGGCAACTCTTTGAGACCTGCAACCTCAAGGGAAAAATGACCGTCAACCCTATTGTGGACTGGTCTGACGATGATGTGTGGGACTACACGCACAGCGAACACTTGCCTATCAATCCGCTGTATTGCGAAGGGCAGAAGCGCGTTGGTTGCATCGGCTGTCCTATGGCCGGTAGGGGGGGGCAGACAGCGTGAGTTTATGCGCTGGCCAGCCTACGAAAAAATGTACATTTCTGCGTTTGAACGAATGCTTAATATCAGAAAAGCAAAAGGCTTACCGTGCGACTGGCAGACCGGCATGGACGTGTTCCGCTGGTGGATGGAAGATGACAACGTCAGCGGTCAGTTAAGCATGGACGATTTGATGGAGGATAACAATGTTTGAATTTGTAACTCGCTGGCTGGTCTGCCTAGTCCTTCTGGCGGTGGTAGTTCAGTCCGAACGGACAATCAAAGACATGGCAAGCAACCTGTTTGAGGAGCGTCAGGCAATGCTCGTCTGGGCGTTCATCAACGTGTGTCTGGTTGTTTGTACGGCTGTTGTGATGGGGTGGAAATGATGATTCAGGAAATTAACATGGTAGGGCGTGAAAGACTAGCTTTTCTGTATGGTCTTTATAGCGGCTGTGCGAAATCCGAAACTGAGCTTAACGCCAAAGGCATTTATCAGAAAATTGCTTCCGAGTTAGCTTGGTGTTTGGGATTCAACGAGAACTACAGCAAATGTTATGAGATGAACGGGGAATAACTAATGGACAACGAACTTTACTGTCCGATGAAGATGACCAGCAACCCGCTTGGTCGGTGCGTATGCGAAAAAGAAAAGTGCGCTTGGTGGAGACAGGTGGATAACTGCTGTTCCGTCTGGCAGATTGCACGGGAACTGGACAACATTGAAAAGAAGATAAAGAGGTGAGAACATGAACGAATGGATTAGTGTTAAAGATAGACTTCCTGATATTCCGAAAAACGATTTTGCCAGCGATTATGTTCTGGTTCACGATGAAAAATCTGGTGACTGGGTAGCCTATTATGATGCAAACGGTGGTTGGTGTGAAGCAAGAGAGTGCATCCCATTCAAAAATGTTACACATTGGATGCCACTTCCAAAGCCACCGAAGGAGGTCTGATACATGGCAACACCCCCGAAACGTGGTCGTGGCAGACCGCCGCTGACCGAAGCTGAAAAGAAAAAGCGTGAGAAACGGGCGCAAAAGGCGAAAGAAGAAGCCGCTGCGAAACGTGAGAAAGAGCGAGAGAAGAAGAAACAGCAGATGCTTAACAAGCGGAAATCTATCCGCTCACAGGTGAGTAAAAAGGTGAAAGAACAACAGGAGTTAGCAATCACTAGGTCTAAGATGCAGAACACAGGCGATTTGCAGTCGAGAATCGGTGATGAAGAGGACAAGAAGGTCATCGGCATGATTGCAGCCAAGTATTTTGGCGACCTTCCGAGCGTGGACATGAACAACCCGATTGAAGTGCAGCAACGCCTTGACTTCTTCTTTGACGCTTGCATCGAAGCCAGAATCTCACCTGTAGTGGAATGGATTGCACTGGTGTTGGGCATCGAATGGCCTAGCCTGAGACAGATTATGACAGGAAAACGCCGTGACGACAGCTTGCAGCAGAAGTACATCCTGAAGCTGATTCTGCAAATGCAGTCTATGTGGGCGTACAATGGTATGTATGGTCAGGAAAACCCGGCAGAGTGGATTTTTCGAGCCAAGAACTACTTTGGTATGCGTGACAACGTGGAAGTCACCGTTGCCCATCCTGAACAGCCGTTGGGCGATGCCCAGAGCGCAGAACAGCTCGCCCAGAAGTACCAGACGGCTTTGCCGAAGGGGATTGACGTGGAGTTCAAAGAGGTAATGGAAAATGAAACAACGGTTGGTTGACTTCTCCGACCCGATTCTGTCAGCGGCGCTGTTTATCTTGCTGAAAGACCGTACGACCGGCAAAAACATCATCTGGGCGACAAAGCCACCGCCTGAACTGGGTGCGGGCTTTTCGGATGAAATCACGTTAGAACAAATCAAGAAATGCCCGCCAGTGCCACGAGTTCTCAAGCGTCTGGATGAGCAGAAGAAGAGAACCAAAGCAAAAGCAGAGGTTTTCACTCCTTCTTGGGTCTGCGAAAAGATGATAGACATGGGCGAAGAAAACGGTGCGATGCCCGATATGAAGGAAGAGCCTATCAAGTACATCCATTCAACAGTCCTTGAAATCACCTGCGGAGAAGCGCCATTCCTTGTGAACCGATACGGCACGGTAACAGGCAAAAAGATTCCAGTACCAAGACGGAAAGGACTGTTTGACCGCAAACTGAAATGTGTAAACAACTGGTTTGATTGGAATGTCTGGATATGGCATGATGTTGCAGAGGACGCAGCGACGACTACATACGGCTATGAGTGGCAGGGTGATAGCCTGTTGCTTGCAAGAGCGAATATGCTCCTGACATGGCGAGAAAACTTTAAGTGGCTGTTCGGCATAGAGCCTGACGCTGGGAAGGTTCGCAACATGGCTGCTATCATCTCATGGAACATCTGGCAGATGGATGGGCTAAAAAAGACCGTACCGGGCACGGACATTCCGTGCAAAATCAAAGATTGGAAAGCCGACAAAGAAATTCTGTTTAAGGACGTGGGGGAGGACGAATGAAATGAGAACAAACGGACAACTTTGCAAATGTGACAGATACGGAATGACGCATTTCGTAAAACTTTTGAAAACTGGCGATATGGACGGCGGATTTAGTCACTGGGAAAAATTTGAAGAAGCAGTCGGATGGGGAAATGTTGACGGAATGCTTGTTTGCCCTTACTGCTACAACCAATATAAGAATTTACTCCGTCAGTATAAATCACAAAAAATCACGCATTTTTCTTTTGAGTGTTGCTGAAATTGCAATGAATGTCAGAAGGAAAATTGCGTAAACAGGTTGGATGGGGAGAATGACTAACATGGGATTGTATAAAGTGCCTGTTGAATGGAGAGAACGTGGATATTTACTTGTTCACGCTTCTACTCAAAAAGAAGCAGCGAAAGTCGCAATGAACGGTCTCGACATATACCCTTTGCATAATCAGCCGATTGGTGGAAGCCTTAAACTTGCATTTCCAGAAGGCTCCGAGACTGAATATATTGCAAGAGTAGCGCCGGGTTTTGAGGAGGACGACTAATGCAAACTGACAGAGGAATTTACCACAAGCGAGTGTGTGACCGCTGCGGAGCGGTTCTGGGCGGTAGAATGATGAACCCTGACGAATACTTCAAAGATTGGGCGTGGCGCAGGGATACAGGCGACCTATGCCCGGAGTGCTATGAGGAGTATAGGCAAGTGATCGGGCGGTTCAATGCCAACAAAAGGAGAAAGGCAAAATGAGAATTAACGGCATGATGTTTGTTTGCAACCGATGCGGAAAACAGGTGTTCGCAGAGCGGTACAACGATGGCGAATTCGATTGGAAAGCATTACAAGGTTGGGAAACTGGTTTGGGAAGCTTTTTTAGCGTTGGAGAACTGTGTCCTGAATGCCGTGAAGAATACGGAAAGCTGATGCAAAAATTCATGGAAGATAAAAAATGAGTTTTTATTGCACCACCGAACATTGCTCTTGCATGGGCATCAAGCAGTTCTCCGCTGGCAAGGCTATCCGATGCACGGCAGAATCCTGCAAGAACAAATCCGAGCCGTCCTGTGGCTCTTGCAAATGATACGCAGGGCCGGAGGGCGTGTGTGTGAACGACCAATCAGAACACGTTGCAGACTTCGTGTGGGATGAACGAGGATGCAAGGAATGGGAGAAGAAAGATGAAACGTCAGCAGACCTATAAAGGGCTTATTGGCAAGGGTTGGTACGACCAAAGCGAATTTAGCCACAGATACGCTTGCTGGGCAAACCACCGCAACAACTGGGCTATTCGCAAGGCTGACAACCGCAAGTTGGCAAAGGCAAGATTGAAGCAGATTGAACGCCAGCAAATCAGAAAGGAGCTGGACGAATATGACAGCAGGGGAGAAAATCAGGAAGCGCAGGCTTGAACTGCACGTCAAGCAGAAAGACCTTGCAAACAGAATCGGTGTAACAGCCGCTTTCCTATCGGCTATTGAGTGCGGGAAACGCAAATGTAAAGAGACGTGGCTTTTCAGAATCGCAACCGTCCTTGACTGCACCATATATGATTTGCAAGATGACGAGCCTAAAGGTTTGATCGACCCCGCTAATGACGGCTTCGGAGCTGTCTGCAACTGCGCTGTCCGCTACTGCTTGGGCAGACGGTCATATATGCCTAGCTTCGTATGCGAATACATCACACCGCTTCTGCCAGAGCTGACCGACAAGACCCTTGATTGCTTTGAGCGTGACATTGCAGGGCGCAAGAAGGTTGATTTTGACTTTGGCATGGGATGCGACTATGAGATGTGGGATGCGTTCTACAAGGCAGTTTGCAATGAGATTGAGAGGAGAAAGGGCGATGGAAGCCAGACCGATTGATGCCAATGCACTACGGAAACGCATCGAAAAATGGATGCAAGAATTAGAGCAAGAGTTTACTGTTGAGTATGCCTACATGGGCTATGCGCTAGATGATGTGCTTGACCACATCGACACGGCACCAACAATCGAGGTGAAAGACAATGGCTAATTATCCAGAATACCTTGAACGAAACGCACTTATTGAAAGAATCAAGAAAGCATATTGCGATGGCTGCGAGAACTACAATGGAGTTAGATGCCGTGCTTGCGGTATTGGCGATGCCATTGACGTTGTGGAAGATGATCCGACAGCCTTAGAACGTACCGCTGAATGGATTGTGCAGGACGATACGTTCACAAGGTTCGAGTGTAGCAGATGCCACACAAAAAATCATCACACACGTTGGAACTACTGCCCGAACTGTGGCTCTTTGATGGAGAACAGGTTATGAGTAACACGCTTTGGCATCCAGCAAGCGAACAGCCACGAGAGCGAACACAACTTTTGCTGCTTGCGACTAAGAAAACGTGGCGTGATAAAGATGGAAAAATGTTGCAAGGATTCTCGCCAACAGCGTACTTTCTCGGCTGTTACGCAGACGGTCAGTTCTGGGACGAGATAGGCGAGAGACTGCCAGAAGGTGTAACGGTGACGCATTGGATGCGCATTTATGCGCCGGAGGAATGATATGAGTGATGAACTCAATGATTTTTTCAAAGCGTTTACGGAAGCGGCTGACAAGCTCTGCAATGAATTTGAAAAATTTGCAAAAGCAGTTAAGCAGTGCGAGACGCAATCAGGATGCTACAATCCGAAAGACAAAAGAAAGCCAAAGCACACACGCCCGGTCTATAGTAAAGGCAAGAAGCCTTGTGACGGATTTAGGTCAGCTATCAGAACAAGAGAGGGATTCAGAAAATGAAAAACCTGTCAAAGAAGCACCTGAAACAGATTTATAGGCGAAAAATGAGTAATAAGCTTTATGTACTTATCCCAACGGCATTCTTTCGTGTAGCACCGAACAACAGGAAAGACCATGATAAGATGATGGCTTGGCATCGGAGTATGTGTACGAACATTCGCTACATGATTCCGGGTGAGAAAATTAAGAGAAGGAGCAAAAGGACATGAGCATGGACGAAAAGGGTAAAAAAATGGAAGAACTCAAGAGATGCCCGTTCTGCGGCAAGAACGCAGTTTACATTGGTGTGTGTGACGATGAAGGCAACTTTCATGGTCATTTGGGATGTGAGTACGAACAAGACCCGTGGAGCGGGCTTTCTTATGACTTGCATCACGAAGGATGGGGCAAATGTATCCTTTGCACGGATGGAGACAATCAAAGCATGGGTGGCGCACTGTTTGACACGGCAGAGGATGCTGTCGAAGCATGGAACAAACGCTACAAAGAGGATTGAGCATGGACAAAAAACGAGACAGCTTTACATTCCAACGATACTACTTTGAAGCCATCTCCACACTCAAAAGTAAAGAGAAGTTGGAACTCTACGATGCAATCTGTGCATACGTTTTTGAAGAAAAAGACGCAACTTTGAACTCAAAAAAAGCAGAATCTTGTTTCATTTTGATTAAGCATTTGCTCGACGAAGAATCGAAAAGAAGCGATATTGCGTCAAAAGGATGGTCTACACGAAAGTCATCTCATCCTCATGTCATAAATGAGATGAAAGTCAGCTCATCTATGAGTTCAAAGTCAGATGATAATGAACCCATTGTATCAACTGACAGTCAAACGAACGTCAAGACCCTGCCGGAGAGTGCGGTCAAAAAGAAACCTGACATCTTCTCCGACTTTGCTCATGGCGATAAAGCCTTGCTGGAATCTCTGCGAGAGTTCGCACAGATGCGTACAAGAATCAAGAAGCCTATGACAGACCGGGCGAAACAGATGCTCTGCAACAAGCTGGAAAAGTTTGATCGGCACGACTGGAAAGCCATTCTTGACCAGAGCATCTATGCCGGGTGGCAGGACATTTACGCATTGAAACAGGATGACCAGTACGAGCAAAGTACGGAGATGGAGTTTCCTAGACTATGACAATGGACGTTCAAACGGTATTTATCGGTGCGCTGATGCTATGCAAGCCGGGCGTTGTGGATGAAATCATACCAGACCTTGAACTTGACTTGTTCAGGCCTGAGCTGAGAGACGCTTTTGCGGCTGTTCAGGGCTATTGGACGGCTAGGGGTAAGATAGATATAGTCGAGATAAACACGCAGCATCCAGACGTAGCGCAGACGCTCTTGGCGTGTGTACAAACCTGTGAATCAGAGTGTGTGCGAATTGACAGGGAGCAGATGCAGCGTTGGACACAGCTTATCAGAGAACAAGCTGCACTCACTCGTGTGCAAGGTCTGGCATTTCAGATGACCAGCGAGCTTACCGACTATTCTGATCTATCAAACATTTACCAGCAGATGGGTGAAGCAATGAGCCTGAAAGCTGAGGAAGAAGATGCGTGGACATACGAGGATGTTCTGAACGACTATGTGCTTCACATGGACGAGAAGCCTGTGTACATCAAGACAGGCCTAGAGCGTCTGGATGAAGCACTGCACATCTCACCGGGTGATTTTATTATCATCGGCGGCAGACCGTCTGCTGGCAAGACAGCCCTGTCTCTGCAAATAGCAGCAAGCATGGCAAAACAGGACTACACCGTGTACTATTTCAGCTTGGAAACCAGCAAACGCAAGCTGGGCGCACGTCTGATGGCTAATCAAATATACTGCCCTCTGGACACGGTGAAAAATAAGGCGGTAAGCTTGAATGAGATTGACGGACAGGCAAAGAACATGAAGATGCCCTTATATATCCGCTCCGCTGCCGGAAAGAACGTGGCGTGGATGAAGGCGCAGGCTCTCCGTAAAAAGGCTCAGGTCATCTTCGTAGACTATCTTCAACTCATCCACGAAACAGGCGCAAAGGACAGATATGCCGCCATTACAGCCATATCCATTGCCCTGCACGAACTGGCACAGACCACAGGCATTGTCGTGGTGGCACTGGCGCAGCTTAATCGAAACCCATCCAAGCCCGGAGCAACGCCTACTAACTCCGATTTGCGAGAGAGCGGACAGATTGAACAGGACGCTGATGCAATCATCCTTTTGTCCGGCGATAACCCCGACAAGTACCTGTTCCGGCTAAGCAAGAACAAGGAAGGCGAGATAGGCGACCTTCCCATAACGTTTAACAAGCAGATTCAACGGTTTCAAGAATATACTTGGATGGATTGATAATATAAAAATCAACAAACGGAGGAAAACAACTATGGCACTTACCAACATCGAACGTGAGACTATCATCAATTTCAACGCAGCGGAAGATACCGCAGAAATCTACACGGCAGACCCGGTTTACATTCGCAAGCTGGACAAGCTCTGTGAGCAGTTCCCCGATACATACAAGTTTATGGCGGAGCTGTCTGCCAAGCGGTGCAAGGAATCTAAGACCTATTCGATGCCGAAACGTCTTGTGAAGTTCCGGTCGCCTGTCACTCGTGAAATCAGCGAAGAGCAGCGTGAAGCACTGGCAGAGCGTCTGCGTAAGGCAAGAGAAGCCAAGAATATCTAATCTTAGCTTGTACGACTACAAAACTACTGTATCAGAAAGCATGGAATGGTGTCAGGTGGTAAAACTACCCTCTGCGACTATTCCGTGCTTTTTTCTCTTGTTATTTATCAGGGTGAAACGGCAAGGCCTGAATTTGAGAAATAATCGTCTAATCGCATGGTGGATTGAGACGAAAGCAAGATCTGTGAGACGAAAAAACGCTTCGAGTATCACTTTCGGAAATGGCTTTCAAATTTTTGTCCCCTTTCCCCCTTGTTTCCTCTTTCCCCCTTTTGTCCCCCTCTTTCCCCTACAACCCCTATTACCCCCTATAATCCCCCTAACATCTTCCGTGCTCCCCCTTTCCCTCCCCGTGTGTTTAGCGCGTCCGCGGGCGTTATATGCGCTAGCGCGCGCGTTGACGGAGCCGGGTGTGCCATGATAGTTCAAAAGTGAATAAATAACAGTTATGCGAAATTGCAAAGCCAGCAGAGAAAACCGTAGGCGAGAGCTGGCGTGAGGTTCGGACTGGTGGATAGTCTATGACTATTTCACATGGAGAATTGACTTCATTTTGTAGCCCGTTGAATATATAAAAATGTTGCATTGACTATTCCTAGCAGAATGCTATGAATTAAGCTGAATACCATAGTGAGTTACTGGGAATTAAATCGAGCAGGAAAAGACCAAATCGGATGATACGACTATTATAGCAGAATAATCCCTAGATAGTTACTAGGATATATAAACGTATATTATAATAAGTACGGTTGATATACGAATTTGGCATGGCTAGACGAGAATAAAATTGACAGGTGTCTTGACATTTATTGATTTTTGGGGTGGTCGGATGACTTAGCGACTATCGCATCTCCCTTCTTCTAAAAGGCGAACGACTATTTTACACAAAAAATACACGACTATTTGACGGTGATTCGCAAGAAAACACTGCGACTATTGCTCTGCAACTATCAGCGGACAGCTCGTTACTATACTATATATGGGACTTTTAAAAGCTGGTCGTCTGACGACTTTACGACTATTCTACGACTATTCCAGCCGGAACGCTGCGACTATTGATCGCCCTTATTGGTTATCGGGCGAAAGCCCGAAAAGAGATACGGCGGTAGCCGTCAATGGTTCCGCGCCGCCGCGCCAGGAAGAAAGCACAATGCCAGACGTGTGCCAGGCTAATGCCAGGCTGACCGGTGCCAAGGCTTTAGCCTGGCGTGGAAAGCATCGAGACCGCCGCCGGACTGACCCTGTACAGGTGGAGACGTTGACCCCCCCCCACCAGCAGGCGCGTCGGGTCTGTACTGCTGGCAGCGTGTCAGCACTTGCCAGCAATCCGCACATGATAGGAGCTGACCCCGCCGGGCTGGCACGGTTTGCGGTATGCTGCACCCTTATATACCTTATTATAATAGGCGGCTGCGCTGACCTGTATAGCGTCCGGCGCGGCGGTGGTATCTGGGAGGTGCTACACTTGACGGTATGCCCTCCGGCGTGTCGCAGGCGGTGTATAGGCGGCTTGCGTATCTGCTGTATTGTGTGCGCTGAAATGGGTAAAATCAACGGAAACGCTGCTGTAAAGCCCTGTAAACGGTCTTGGCGTTTGATCTGTATAAATTGCATGGATGATACAAAGAGTGCTGTAAACGCTTGTATTTGGCTGTATTGTAGCAGGGCAAAAATAAAAGCCTTGCACCCTCAGCAGATGCAAGGCAAAAGAAAAGCCCGGTCATTTCTGACCGGGTGGAGCGCTTCTTATTTGGACGCTTTAAACAGTGCCGAGAAAAACCAGAAGAAAAACAGGATGCAAGATAATATCATTTGTCGCACCCCCTCATACCACGCTAAAACGCTTGTATGTGGTCTTGCTGCTGCACTCTGCGTATACATCCGGGTGCAACGTCTTGAGCAGCTTGCTATCCAGCCGGACACTCTGAACGTCCTTATACATCACTTTGCAAGCTCCTGCAACAACTTCCGGCGCTCCCTGCATCATGGTTATAATCTCATCCCGCAGACTGTCCCGCATTTGCTCCGCTTGCTCTGCCAGCCGCTTATATTCGCGGTATTCGTTGCACTTTTGCTCCAAGTCCGTCATTTTTAACCCTCCATATAAAACGCGGCGTATTTTCCCGTTTTTGCGTTTGTGCAATTATAATACTCAAATGATGCTACCACGTTGTTAAAATCGTTCCGTGCTCCTATGTCATCGATAATAAATCGTTCCCGGCTTTTTCGGTTTGTTGTATAGGGGTATTGCGGAACAAAATTTACCTGGCAAATTGCCACGGTCAACCCGTTCACATATGCCGCGCATGCCTGATTTTTCGGGACACGTTTCCACGTTTTACCGTTGTTTGTAAAGCTACGTTTTTTCATGTTTAATTCCTCCCTCAGCTGTTGAAAATGGCAATCATAACGAGTGCGCCGGAGATCATGCCGCCCACGTACCAGAGGGCGGCCCATTGGGTAAAGTCAAGAGTAATCATTGTTTGCACCCTCCAATTAGTCAAATTCCGGCATAGCCAAAATAATTTTTTTGCACCGCTCAACGCTCAAGCGGTACGGCTTGGAGCGGGTCAGGTTATCAGCTACAATCTGAGTGTACACCATCAATGGCAGCTCAAACAGCCCGGCACACTTGGGATACAGGCGCACGGCCTGATTTCTGATTTCTGCGTTCAATTCGTCCGATCTAGTCATTTTATTGCACCTCTAAAATCAGCTCCCGGAGCGTTTCAACGCCGGGGACACAATAGTTACACATCATAATATAAACGTTTTCCATGCCATTAACGGCGGTTTTGATTGTGTCAGCGTTTCCGCTGCGCTTTGCTGCCAGATACTCGTTGATTGCGTTTTCGACAATCTGCACTCTGCCCTTTTTTGTCATGGTTTATACCTCCGTGTACCCGTCTGCAATGGCCTGCGCCTTGATCGTGTCCATGTCCCGCTTGGAGACGGTGGGGACGTCCTTAGATACCCAACCGTCAGGGACGCGGGAAAAGGTCTTTGCGTTGGTGTCGATGCACAGATAATGCGCCATTCCGTATGCGGTGTTCTTGGTTCTGAATTCTAGTTTCATGGTTTTTTGTCCTCCTGTTTTGTGGTGGTGTAACACGTTCTTGTGTTGTCTATATAGTAACACGTTCTTGTGTTCGTGTCAATGGTTTTGCACACATTCTTGTGTTGAAAATCGTTCATGTTTGAGTGTGTACAAATCTGCACAGTTTCGGACACGCTCCATGCCCTCCAGCACACAGCCGCTGTCCTGATCTACCCGGCGTGGGCGGTCTGGTATCGAGTGCAGACCGATGCGCCGTGTCTTGCATGGTCTGCGCTTGCATTTGGTGTGGCCTGCGCTGCTGCCTGTGATGTGTAGCCGTTCCGGGTGCGCTGGGGCTGGCAGGAGTTGACCGGCGGGGTATACAGGGAGAGCCGGGGGTTGGGTGGTCGGCCCCTCGCGTAGAAAAAATTCAAAAAAGGCGTTTTATTAAAGTGGTGGTGATTCACCACCCCCTTTTTTCTGCACAAAACACCCCCCCACCATTGTCAATCTCAAAAATTTCCCGCAAAAACAAAAAGACCCCTACAAAGGGTCTGTGTTCTGTGCTATACTTGCCTTACAAGCCTTGAAAGGGAGGAATCTACAATGGCTAAAAATGAAAAGTCAAAAAACGATTTGATTCCATGCGAATACTGCGGTCACATGATTTCAAAGACGGCGAAAACTTGCCCGGAATGCGGCGGACGGAACAAAAAGTATATAAGTACTGGCAAGGTTGTTCTCATTGTTGTCATGATTGTCATTTTCTTTTATCTTGAGTTCGCTCTTTCCGCTTCGTTTGTGTCCGGCTGACTTGTATGACATCCGAAGCGGAAATGTTTTTTGAAAGGTGAACTCACAGAATGATACTATTGTTTTCGTTGTTCGCTATTTTTTTGATTGTATTCGGGATTTCCTATGTACAATCAGAAGTTAACAAACAGAAAATTATCAATCTCAGCCTAGATGAAATTGACGTGATGGAAGGCCACCAGTTTGAACATTATACGGCTGCGATGCTTCAATTTGACGGATTCGAGCAAGTGCAAGTGACGCAAGCAAGTGGTGACTATGGTGTCGATATAATTGCTTATAAGGGCGGTCACAAGTGGGCGTTTCAATGCAAACGGTATAGCAAGAACTTGGGGTTAAAGCCCATTCAAGAAGTCTATGCAGGTGCAAAAAGATACGGTGCAGACAAAGCTGTTGTGTTCACCAATGTCTATTTCACACAAAATGCTCAGTCACTTGCGAATACACTTCATGTTGAACTATGGGGCAGAGACAAACTCTCTGATATGATATGGCGGCGAAAACAAGAGGAAGAAACTAAAAAAGAATTTAAGGAATCCGTCAAACATGGAAATCGCAAGAAAGAAAAGCAAAAAGAACCGTCTAAAACGGTATCAGATGCCACGAAAGAACTGATAAAAGAAGAAGTAAGCCATATAGAACCAATCAAATTAAAGGAAACGGTTGTTCCAAAACAGGAAAATACAGAACCAGTCGTAAAGCAAGAACCGAAAATGGAAAGCGAACTCATGCAGATGCTTTATCCGGCAAGCTCGCAAGAAAGCGAAAAGAAAGAGGTAAAAAGTATGGCAACGATTATCGGCGCTGGCAAGTATGTATTTGACGAGAACATCCCAATGGGACAGTATGACTTGAAAGCTGTGTCTGGAAAAGGTACGCTGAAAATTCAGATTGGCGAGGGAGACGATTTTGATGATAAGTGGCAAAATATGGGTTACAACGTCAAAGGCTTTGCCGAAACATACAATGGCCTGACATTGCCTAAAGGATGGTTCTTTGCCATTGATGGCGATTTGAAGTGCGAAATCACGAAATCTAAAATGTTAGAAATCGAATAAAACGAAAAAAGCCAGTGGCTAGATGTTCTCTAACCACTGGCTTTTCTTATAGGTTGTTTACCTCACGATTTTATCGTGATAGGGGTGGTACTCAACATTGGGCAAGGGCATCCAATACTTCACATCGTGCATGATGCACTTGTTGCCCCGGAGCAGAACAGGCTCGATCTCGCCGTTTTCGTCCGGTTCAAAGGAAAGCTGACCGCTATCGACAACCTTTCCGTCACAAGCGATAACAGGCTCGTGGACGCACTCGCCGTAGTCAACGGTGCGCCAGAGTTTCAGCATGGTCTCGAAAGCGTAGTTGAGGTATTCCCCCATATCCTGAATCTTATCTGCGGTAAGCATAGTTGTTCTCCTTTCACATGGGCATCTGGGTCTGACCGTTCGTGACCTGAACCAACATAACGGAGTTTGCACACGGTCTCCACTTCTTGATGTACTCGACAGCTTCATCAAACCGCTTCTTCGGCACGTTGTTTCGACTGTTCACGTTGAACCAGTCCTGAATGTCCCGGTTGCATTCCATAAACAGCTTCTGAGAGACGCTACGGCTCTTGTAGGCCGGGCTGTCCATGCCACCAAGAGCGTCGATAACTACCGTGTTCACGACACGCTTTAACACACGCTGCTGATTGTAGTCGATGGTCATAGTGTTCTCAAGAGCGGAAATGCGCTGCTCCTGTTTCATGGTGCGCTGGTCAATCACAAGGATTGCTTGCAGTTCCTTAGAAAGCCCTGCGAACTGGTTGACAGACGTGTTCTTTTCAAGGTCAATCAGCTTCTGGCGAATCTCCATGCCCTCAGGTGTCCGCTGAATCATTGCAATGTGCTTTGCCATGTCCAGCTTGATGATGTGGTCGATTTGAACCTGTGGCATTTTACGCCCATCTTCACGGTGAACATTTTTGTTCTCCGTGAAATAGTCCGTGCCATCGACAAACCCGTATTCCACCATACGGGGAAACCAGATGTGATAAGGGGTCTTGATTTTGAGCTTTTCGTGCAGTTCCCGACCCAGCACAACCTTTTCTCCAGTGTCGGTGTCGTACACGGGGATAACATCTTCGGAGAAGATTCGGATGGTTTCAAGATTATTATTCATAGAAATTTAGCCTTTCTATCTTGCGAGAGCAGGCCATCTCTGGTATAATAACCCAAAGAGGGTCTATACTCTCTGAGTGGTTCATGATACGTTCGCTGCGGTCGGCAAACTTTAGCGGACGTATCATTTTTCGTTTTTATCGGTCTCCGGGATTGGATGCACTTCAAAGAATGTGTCACGGATGGCTGCTGCCTGTGCGACCTTGTGTTCGGTGCAATAGGCTTTCAGCCACTGGAACTGCCGTTCGGTCAGTGCAACAGTGAACGTATGATTGTGGCGTTCAAGATAAGGGCTGTACATAAACTCACCTCCCTTCATGTGGGTGCAACCAGTATATGCAATATGTTGTGGTTTGTCAATTACGCAAACGCTTAATGTAGTACTGGTATCTGTACAAAATCCAAAAGTTTGTAGACTTGCACAAAATTTAGCTGTTGTTTTTGGCAGCTCCGGCTTTGTACCCTGCTCGATAGTTCAGTTCGGACAGCTTGCCCAGCGCTTCTGCGTACTCCCTGTCCTCGCTGGTCGGCTCTTTGCCGTGGGCGAGGGTTTTCAGAAATTCTTCGGTTGTCGTGGGAAAGTTCATGTTTTTTGCTCCTTTCTATTGCAGAAG